GATGGCAGACTAGGATTAGTTTGTGCTGATGGTGGTTGTAGAACTCCTGCTGATGTTTGCAAAGCATTTGCTGCTGGTGCAGATTTTGTCATGCTGGGCGGCATGTTGGCTGGGACATATGAATGCGAAGGCGATTGGCAATATGAATGGCTACCAGACGGTAGTAAAATGGTTAGAAAGTCTCTCAAGTTTTATGGCATGTCTTCAAGCGAAGCGCAGTCAAAGTATGGTGGAGTAAAAGATTATAGAGCTAGTGAAGGTCGCGTAAAAGAAGTGCCATATAAAGGACCAGCAAAAGATGTTATATTAGATGTACTTGGTGGGTTGCGTAGTGCTTGTGCTTACATTGGAGCAACAAAACTAAAAGACATGAACAAGTGTGCAGAATTTAATTTAGTAAACAGAACTCATTTTGATCAGAGTGTATGATGGATATAAATGAATTTTATAAGAATAATGAAGTCCACGAAGACTTTGATCATTTATATTACGTAGAACGTTACGAAAAAGTTGCTAACTTTTATCAACCATACTGTTCAGAAAATAATATTAGTGATAGAAAAAGATTATACTATCACTATATGTTTCACGGAAAAGAATTAGGATTTCAACCACATGCATTAAAAAGAATAAAACAGTATGAAGAATACAACCAAGATATACTAAATGAACCAATTACAGTGGTTGTTGGCTGTAAAGACAGAGAAAAAATGCTAAACATTAGTCTCAGATCTTGGTTATTACATGACCAGATCAAAGAAATTATTATCGTTGATTGGTCTTGCGCAAATCCCATCAAGCATTTTGAAAATATAGATCCAAGAATTAGAGTTATAAGGGTAGAGGGTCAACTGTTTTATAATGCAAGTAAGCCTATCAATGTAGCAATTAAAGAAGCAAAATACGAAAAAATATTGAAGATGGATGTAGATTACATATTAAATCCATATTTTCCATTAGCAAGTCTCGTTGATATATCACCGGGAGAGTTTGTAGCTGGCAATTGGAGACAAAGCCACTATGACAATAACTTAGGCTTTATACAAAATCTGAATGGTATTATATGTTGCCATAAAGATTTATTTATAAAGGCTGGCATGTATAATGAAGATATTGATAATTATGGCAGAGAAGACTGCGAGATGTTTGAGCGCATAGAAGCAGTTGGTGGCAAAAGAAAAGACATAGAGTTTGCTAAAGGTCATGTGCCAGTATACCACAATCCTCACAATATTGAAGTAAGAGGTATTAATAGAAAAGACGCTGATGTTATATCCACTAATAAATATTTTCAACGTAAATTTGGCACTAAAAACTTTGAACTAATAATTAATTTATATAGAGATAATGATGAAGCTAGAAGAAATGAAATACTAGATTGCCTAAAAACAAATCTAGAAAACAAATATATAGATCATGTACATATCTTCTTAGAAAACTGGCAAGACTTCCCAGAGTTCTACGACATACCACAGGACAAGATTACTACAATCAACGTAGATGAAAGAGTATCATTTAGAAAAATATTTGACTACTGCAATGAAAATATTATAAACAAACAATGCATCGTGGCAAACAATGATATAATGTTTACAGATGACTTGCAAAAGATAAAAGGTATTCAACCAAAAGAATTCTTTGCTTTAACCAGACATGAAAACGGAAAGCTATGTCAAAACGAAAACAGGGATGCTTTCTGTTCTCATGACGCTTGGATCTTTACTAGTCCTATGGTGGATGACTTTAAGCAGCTAGACGACTCTATAATAATTGGCAATCTATTCTGTGATACCGTGCTGTGTTACTTACTAAACTCGATTGGCATTTACGAAGCGTGGAATCCTTGTTTGGATGTGAAGATACATCATATGCACAATGCTACAAGTCATGCTTCCAAAACTTGCAACTTTGACAAGAAAGAAATGGCAACAGCAATTGGAAACTACTGTAACAAATTTGGAGATGATGACTTCCTTCATTTATTAGTAGCCACAGACATAGAAGACTACTACAGAAATGAAAAACCAAATTATTTTATTTCTTGGTACGATTTTGAGAAAAATGATTATAAATATTGAACATAAAATCATATATCTCTCTAATTGTAAATGCGCCAGCAGCACAGTGAGAAAACATTTCTGGGAAGTAAGAGATGTAGAACTTGTAGACAAAGTGCAAGAGTATGGACTAGGTAATCCACATATGCCATATGATAAAGTTTCAACAGCTTTAGAGCAGGAAAATATAAGTACAGATGGATTTTTTCTTTTCTCAACGATTAGAAATCCTTGGGAACGAATAGTAAGCCTGTACAATTATTGTAAACCAGACAAAAACGGAGTACCTTTTTGGAGTCCAAAATTTGGAGTCAAACGGGAAGAGGGAACTTCTTGTAGTTTTGAGAAATTTATTTTTAGTAGTTTACATTGCAATTATAACAAAACTGCTGGATCATTTAGACATGCATGTAGAAATGTTCAAGACATGTTTGGCGAAGACTATAGTAAATTTAAATTATATAAAAGTGAAGAACTAGATATAAACAACATCATGGACGATATAAATGATCCTAGCCTTGAGGATAAGGTGGGCAGAGCAGATTTAAAAATTGTAGACTCTACACATTGGCATGTAGAAAAAGAAAAAAGAGATAGCGAAAATTACAGAGAGTACTATAATGATGAACTGCGAGACATAATAGCTAATCACTACGAACTAGATATAAAAATAGGAGAGTATGAGTTTTGATAGTATCACACTCTAATAAATTTATATATGTCAAAAGCTATAAGACGGCATCAACATCAGTAGAAATTTTTTTTCAAAGGTTGTGTTCTAACTCAGATATTATAGGCTACAGAGGCCCAAACCCGATACCGGATAATTGTGATTGGTGGAATCACATGACTCCATTGCAAATTAAAACAAAGCTAAATAATGATGAAGTTTGGAATCAATATTTTAAATTTGGTTGTGTAAGAAATCCTTGGGACAGAAAACTGTCTAGTTATTTTTTTTGTAAAACTCAAAAACACTTAGACACACCAAGCACGTTTGAACAATACTGTATGTATTCAAATAAAAAACATTTTAGCTTTAGAACTTTGCATGATTTTTATAATTTAGAAATGGATTATTACATACGATTTGAGAAACTACATGAAGACGTAAAAAATGTGTGTAATATTCTTGATCTGCCTTGTGACCTTTCACAATTACCACACAAAAAGAAAACAAATCACAGGCATTACACGGAGTACTACACAGATGAAATGCGTGACAAGATAGCTGAAGATTATAGAGAAGACATAGACTTTTTTAATTATACGTTTGGTGACTAAACTTATGATTAGTGCTTGGTATTGGAATAATGATCTGGAATATCTAAACTTTGGCGAACATATAAATTGGCTATTGTTGGATTACTTTGGTGTTGATTGGCAACCATTGATACTAAAAGATAAGAACACACATACTAAAGATTGTATTCTTATAATTGGTTCTGAACTCCATAAGTATGCGGTGTCAGAACTAAGCAAATGTGTAGATAACATACATATTTGGGGGCAAGGTAAAGGGCATGGCGAATGTTTTAATTATGAGCAATACAATATTATACCTCATTTAGTCAGGGGTAAATTAACCAGAGATGAGTTGAGTTTACCTGATCATATTCCTATTGGAGATCCGGGCTTTGCTCTACCAACTGTACAACCAATCGCTGACCATCCCAACGATAAAATATTATATGTACCACACCATACTCACAGGCAAAACCTAAAAGCTAAACGTAGACATTTAAAATATGATGAATATATTGATATTATATTTCACAAGGATGAGTTTGTCCCAACGCTATACAAAATAATAAATAGTAAATTTGTAATTACTACATCTCTTCATGTGTCTATAGCGTGTATGGCGTATGGCACTCCGTTTATGATATATCTTAGACACGATGAAGGAATGAATTTTCCAAATAAATGGAAGGATGTTTATGATGACCTTGACATAAATTTAAAAGTGTGCTACAATACAAAGGACGGAATGGATTGGTGGCAAAAAAATGTTAAAGATAAAAGCATTCCAAAACCGAATGATATATTAGATACTTTTCCACAGGAAATAAAAGAATGGCATTGCCAGCAATTATAATATCGACTTTATGTTACGTTACTACTTGCATTAGTTGTATACGTGGTCAGGATTATCCACACGCTTTGATGTGGTTCGCTTACGCGCTTGCAAATCTAGGATTATTATGGTATGAATGGGAAAAAATGGGACAAAAGGTTTCTTGAACTAGCCAAACTAGTCGGATCGTGGTCGAAAGACCCGTCAACTCAAGTAGGGGCTGTTATAGTAGATGATAACAAAAGAATTGTATCTATTGGTTTTAACGGATTCCCAAAAGGCGTTAAAGATTCTGAAAAAAGATTAGTTGACAGAGAGGAAAAATATGCTATAATAGTACATGCAGAGGCCAATGCGTTAATGTTTGCTAATACCTCTGTTGAGGGTTGCACATTATATACTTGGCCTTTTCAGCCATGTTCTAGATGTGCGGGTCTGATTGTACAATCTGGTATTAAGAGAGTAGTTTCGGTAGTACATGATGAATCAAGATGGAAAAAAAATTTTGATACGTCGAGAGAAATATTACATGAAGCTGGTATAATATTAGAGTTATTCAATGGCTAAAAAGAAAAACAAAGCAGATTCTTCAAGAGAAGATATACAAGAACTCGTCGAAGAATGTATACTAACTCATAATGAAATAATATTAGTAGAGTTAATATATAGATTAGAACAGGAATACGTAGACATAAGTAAATTAGCAACATTAGGTGAGTATAAAAGAACTTGGTCTCATCAAGACGTTTTAAATTATATTACGTACAACATGTAGTTTTTTTTCTAATATTTGAGTAAAATAAATTGGAGGCAAATATGTCGGTAGAAGAAATGGCGCAAGCACACTTGACAACAATACAAAAAGCAATAGACGAGCTAAATAATCAAAAGCAAACTATTGAAAATGAAATTTTAAGGCTTACTGATTACTTGGAACAGGGAAATGCGTTAATCAATGAACGTATCAACTCTACAAGTACAGCAACTGTTAGTGATTCTAGTTTAAAATAGGAGATTGATATGAATGTTAGTAGTGTAATTGATAGATTGAACGGTGTTGCTCACTCTTACCATTGGGATGTTGACAATAAACGTGTTGTTGCAACTCTTAAGAGTGGAACTCACCGAGGTCATACTTTGAATCCTGTAACAGCTTTGGCTCACAAGGCTGGTCTAGGTGTCTTTGATAACACTAGGGATGGAACAGAGTATGCGGCAAGTTTGTTAGGTATTCCTCGTACCACTGCTAGAGCGATTTACAGTGCAACGTTGGGAACTCATAATCGTGGTAATACTCAAGTTTTGCGTGGTAAGATTCGTTCAGCACTGGAGGTATAAATGAATATTAATACTTGGTTGGGATGTGGAAGACTTACGAAAGATGCCGATTTTAATGTTACCCAAAAAGGTACATCAATGGCTAAATTTCGTATGGCTGTAAATGATAGAAGAAATGATGATACTTTGTATCTAAATGTTCTTTGTTTTGGTAAGATGGCAGAAGCTCTCAAGGACCATCTTAAGAGAGGCAGGTTGGTGGGAGTCCAAGGAAAGATTAAGATCGACGATTATAAAGATAAGGAAGGAAAGGATAAAATGTCAGTTTGCGTAATGGCAGACGAGATTTCACTCGGACCTTCCGGTGCTTCCTCTCAAGAGAAGCGAGAAAGTTAGGCTTAATCAATCATGCCAATCTAGATAGCCCGATATGGTTTTCCCTGTCGGGCTATTTTTTTAAAGTTTTGACTTGACTAAGACGATACTAGCAGTATAATAGTAGTAAAGGAGCAAAATTATGAATACAGTTAGCAATTTTTCAGTAGATGTAGCAACAATTATTTTCTTGTTTATGTTTGTGTGCCACTTGTTTAACAAAAATAATTATTGGAAGTTTAGTGACAAGCTGGTATTGGCAGAGTATGAAGAATATCCAGAACAAGAAGTTTTTCACTCAGCACAAATTTCTGCAAATATACAACCTCCCCCTGTTCCTAAAACTAAAACCAAAGCTAAAGCTAAACCGAAGAAAAAAGCAAACATGCAAGCTGCTAGGAAACCATCCTCTGCGCCATCAAAACCCGCTGTCGAGCGTAATCAAAATGGCTACACGCCTTTACAGCAAGATTGTTTTGATGCACTAAAATCTTTAGGAATTAAAGGTGTACGAGAAAGAAAATACATTGTAAGCAAAACTTTCAATGAACATGATCCAAAAACTATTCAAGAATTTCTTACAATCACAATGAGTAGGAGTTGTTAATGAATAATCTAAAGAACATGAGGACATATCTTGCTGGTGCTATGGACAGGGTTGTTGATGGTGGTGTTGGGTGGAGAAATGCTATCACACCTATGTTACAAGAATTAAGTATCAGTGTCATCAACCCTTGTGATAAACCCATAGAATCTGCGAAAGAGGGACCAGACACTAGAACAATTATAGATTATTATAAACAAACTGGACAGTTTCATAAAATTAGGGAAGAGTACGGACATATAAGAAATGCAGATCTAAGATGTGTTGATGTATCTGATTTTGTTATTGCTAATATAAATATGAACGTCCACATGTGTGGATCATACGAAGAAATAGCTACAGCCAACAGGCAGAAAAAACCTATCTTAGTGTGGTGCGAGCAGGGTAAAATGGCAGCACCTAACTGGCTTTTCTTTATGTTACCACACGAACATATATTTAGCAGCATGGACTCTATGCTCGCTTATCTATACGATGTATCAAAATGTGAAGACACTGCAAAACTAAAAAGATGGTTTTTCTTCAGGGAGTCAAAATGATAAATATTATTGCACCAATTAATCCTTTAGGTTACGGCGTTGCTGGATGGAATATAACTAAAGAATTATCTAAGATAACTGATATTGCTCTATGGCCCATTGGCAATGTTCACGCTACATCTCAAGAAGATGCAGACATTTTAAACAAAACTATGGCAAATGCACAGTTTTTTAACAGTGAAGCTCCATGTATAAAAATCTGGCATCAACACGATATGGCACAATTTGTAGGATCTGGAACTAGAATAGGATTTCCAATCTTTGAATTAGATAAGTTCAACGACGTAGAAAAACATCACTTAAATACTTTAGATAAAATTTTTGTATGTTCTCACTGGGCTAAGAATATGATGTTAATGAATCTTTATAGGCCGTCTAGTGAAGTTCAGGTAATTCCTCTAGGTGTAGATACTAATATATTTAAACCAGTACAGTCAAAATCAGAAAAAACTATATTTTTTAACTGCGGAAAATGGGAGATTAGAAAAGGTCATGATATATTAGTTAATATATTTAATAAAGCATTTGAACCAGAAGATAATGTAGAACTATGGATGATGACAAATAATCCATTTTTTTCAGAAGAAGAAGATAATACGTGGAAAAACCTATACTTAAACAGCAAACTAAACGACAAAATCAAGTTTATTGATAGGGTAAATACACACGAAGAGGTGTATAATATTATGGCGCAAACTGACTGTGGCATCTTTCCGTCTAGAGCAGAGGGTTGGAATTTAGAATTGTTAGAGATGCTAGCCTGTGGCAAAAGTGTTATCACAACGAATTATTCAGCGCATACTGAGTTTTGCAATGATATAAACTCAGATCTAGTGGAAATAAAAGAAACAGAACTTGCTTTTGATGGCAAATGGTTTCACGGGAAGTGTGGCAATTGGGCAAAAATATCTGATGACCAGATAGATTGTTTTGTGGCTCACATGAGAAAAATTCATCAGTGCAAACAAAATAATTCTTTAGGTATAAATCAAGCTGGCGTAGATACTGCAAATAAATTTTCATGGCAGAATTCTGCCCTTAAAATAAAAGAAGTATTACATGGAAGATAATAATATAGACGATAATATTCTAGCATCAGTTAGTTATACATTGTACAAAGATGATAACGACGTAATTATTGATGCTAGTATGGGAAACTATGATACAGAGTCTAACGAAGCTATGGCAAAAATTATTGAAGTCCTTGCTTCAGATTATTCTATCGTTCATACGATAAACTTAATTAGAGACGGATTAATTAATGCTGGTCATGAAGAATTACTGGTTGATTTATTGACAAGACTTGGTAGTATTATAATGGATCAGGCACAGAAAACATATAAAGCAGATACAAATGTGGACGATAAACCGTGCATTTCACCCTTGGACATGATGTAACATGAAAGTAAAAAGAAAAATTGGATGGCAAAAATATGAAGATTTGATTGAAAAGCAAATGTCTTCCCCTCTTTTAAAAACTATTATACAGCAAATGATAGTTTACGAAGAATCTGAAGAAGATGAGGAAGATGAAGAAGAATTTATGGATACATACAAGCAATCTAACGCTGCTGGTAACATGCCATTTCTACCAGTATCAAAAGAATTGATGGACGACATGGCTATGTTATCTAACTTTGATTGCTGGATTGGGCATACTAATTTTGATATAACTAAAGAAACAAAAGCTATGTTAAATAAAACAGAAGGAGTTGAGTTACTAAAAGTTTTAAGTAGATATAGATTTTTTGTGGGTATCGGGAAAATGTTTGATTTTAAAGAGGTTCGCAAGAACATTGAATATAATATTATAACTTAGGAGATTATTATGGAAGAATGCATTGATAAAAAAATTGAAAACGCTCTAAATGATAAAGATATTACAAATATCATGAATCATGCCTGTAAGAAGTTCATTAAACAGCTAGATTCAGATGATATTTATACCTGTAAATTAAACGCATTGTGGAAATGTTTTCTAAATTTTAAGCCAGAAAAGAAGTGTAAGTTCACTACTTATCTGTATAAAGGTGTCTATATTGAATGTTTGAAGGCTGTCAAGTTTTTAAACAAGCACAGGTCAAACCATAAATTGCACCCTTCAATAAAGGCTCCAAAAAATACAGAAGAACTCATGATTGACATTTTGGATGAAGCTGAAAACGACTTAGAAAAAAGTTTAATTCTTGACAAAATCTCCAAAATGACCAACGAAGAATTGTCAAATAAATATGGTATTGGCAAGGAAACTGTGCGTAAAAGGGTTAAAAAAATGACTAAAAATTTTCAGCACAAGTTTGTATAAAAGTGTATATGTTATTAGGAATAGGACTAAAAAGGACAATGTGGACATTACTTTTAACAAAATTACATTATATACGGAGATGATATATGTCTACTACAGCTGCAAAACAAGCTGGAGGTAACGAAAAAGTTGATGGCGGTACAGTCGTCAATGGGGGTACTCCAGCATCAGACAGTCCTATTACTGATGTGCTAAATCCAAATGAGCTAAAAACTGGCTCTGAGTATGGCTCAAAAGTTAAGTCTAATGATGGTGGTGATGGAGGTTTATTTGAAGATCCTCAAGGTGTAACAACAGCAAAATCTGCTGGCACTGGAGGTTTGGCTTATAGCCCAGCAAGAGGAGAGAGGAATTTCATTATTAAGGCTGCTGGCGCAGACGGTGCTGGCAAAATTAATAACGATGCCTCAACCTTACTAACCATCCCCGGCGCTCAGTATGATAGCATCGGTCAAGACAGTATTCACAGAATTTCTTCAACTCGCAGAGTTGGAAGTGATTCTGACAGAGCATTTGATGTCCTTGCTGTTCCAAGCAGTGGTGTTGTTCCGGGTAGAACAAAGGGATCAAACGCTGGTGATGCTCAGAATTTTGTGCAAGCTGACGATGGCAGCACGGCTGCTACAGATCAAGCAGCAAGCCCAACTAGAGCTGTTCCGGGTGAACTTACATACCACTTTGGTGGTCTTGGTAAGGCAACTACGGATGAGTACAAAGCTAGAGATGCATTTGAAGACGCAACTGATACGTCTTCTTAATATTTTGTTTAAGCAATTGGATACGCCCTCGGAAGGGGGCGTGTCTTTATTTTCATACAAGAGGCAAAAAAGTGACAGAACTAAATCCAGAAATAATAACAATTATATTTGGAGGTTTGAGCGGTGCGATTGGGCTTATAACCATATTTTGGAAAAAATTTCTTAAACCAATCGTAAAACTATGCAAAAACCAAGATTTCTTTATGGAATCTGTAAATGATATAAAAAAAGAACTAACAACAAATGGTGGCAGCAGCTTAAAAGATGCCATAATATCTATGGGAAAAAGCTGCGAAAGAATAGAAGAAAGACAAAAAGTTATCATTCAAAGAACAAAAGCCGCTTTACATTACAGCGGTGCGGCACTCTTTGAAACAGACGAAGATGGAAGAATGATATGGAGCAATGCTAATTTTTTCAAATATCTGCCAGCAGGTGGAGCGCATTTAGAAGGATTCGATTGGCTAAATATTATTCATGAAGATGAAAGAGAAGATGTTTTAAAAGAATTTATGTCTTGTTTAACGATGAACAGAAGATTCTCAAGACCAACAAAAAATTTCGATGGAGAAGAAATAAGATTTTTAGGTTATCCCTATCGCATAGATGAGGATAAACATGGAGGATTTTTAGTAAGTGTTACAAAAACTGATGAGGTGTAAATATGTCAGATAAAAATGATTCGCCAGCGTTCACTCTCAATGTAGCTGACGTTGTAGATATTGCAAAAAATACTGCATTAGTAGCTCTAGCTGCTGGTCTTACTTATCTAGGTGAAAATCTTGGTAATCTAGATCTTGGAAATGCAGGTGTTATGCTTGTACCAATTGCAGCAGTTGTTATTAACACTGTAGTCAAGTGGGCAAAAAATAATACGTCGGAGTAAAAAATGTTTAATACACCGCGAGAAATCTTAAAAGCTTACAAGGACGGGCTTGTAGGCTCATGGTGCGATCCAGAAGATACTGATAAACTTCTGGGAGAATTGCCACATCCTCTGTTTGGTGTTGCTGCTTCTGATTTATATAGTAGCGGTAAGGGTAAAGTTGCTTTACTGCACAAATCTGCTATAAAACATGATCCAAGTTTTGGACCTCACGAACGACAAACTACAGGGGATTGCGTCTCGCACTCAACGCGCAATGCTGTAGACGTTACAAGATGTCATGAAATTGTTGGTGGTCAAGCAGAAGAATTTGTGGCTAGAGGCGCAACTGAGGCAATCTATGGATCTCGCGGTCATGGTGGTCAAGGTATGTCCTGTTCTGTTGCCGCAAGATTTGTAGCTAAAAACGGAGGAATTCTAGTTAGAAAAGATTACGGGTTTGTTGACTTTTCTAAATATAATAGTAAAATAGGAACAAACTGGGGAAGATCTGGCGTTCCTAGAGATGTAATAGAAGAGGGCAAGAAGCACCAAGTAAAAACAATTAGTTTAGTAAAATCTGTAGAAGAGGCTAGAGATGCTATAGCCAACGGATATGCTTTAAGTGTCTGTAGTAATTATGGATTTTCCTCACGCCGCAATCAACATGGCATAGCTAAAAAAAGCGGGTCTTGGAATCACGCAATGTGCTGGTGTGCTATGGACGACTCCCACGAAATATACAACGAAACACTATTTTTAATTCAAAATTCTTGGGGTGCTTTCAATGGTGGTCCTAAGAGATTTGATCAACCAGACGGTAGTTTTTGGATTAGAGAAAAAGATGCTGCTGGTATGTTAAATCAGAATGGAGCTTGGGCATTCAGCGATGTAGACGGATTCCCACCACGAAAAGTAGACTTTACAATAGATGAGGTATTCTAATGCCAGATTATTCAAATACAAGAATTCAATTACGTAGAGGTTCTGCTGCTGCATGGGCTTCTGCAAATACAGTTTTAGGAGAGGGAGAACCGGGATTCTCTATAAATGATAATAGTTTAAAAATTGGAGATGGAGTTACCACGTTTTCAAATTTATCTGGAATTGTGGGAATATACTCAAGCCCCGGTCAAGCGGGTGACACTGCAAGCACGAATGTAAGTGGAGTACAAAACATAGTATTCACAGATGCCGCTGGATATGCAGCGGTTTCTAAAGACGCAAATACAATTTACTTTGTTGTATAGGAGTGTAAAATGGCTGACGTAAGACAGGGTGCAAATGACATTCCATCAGCATATATAGGAAATAGTCTTGTACAAAAAATATACAAAGGCGCTAATTTAATTTATACTAAACCGTAGGAGAAAATACAATGGGCGTAGTCTCAACAACAGATGTAGTAACAAATCCAAACACTTCAGTAGAAGCAACGAAAAATGGCACGGTTGTCGTAACTTGTCTAGCAACGGGTGAGTTCAAAACAATTGATGCAACTCTAGATACTAGTCCTAGCTACACAGCGATTGAAGCTGGACTAACAGGACGATTTGATGACATTTCTTATTATAATGCCGTCGATGGGGGAAGTCCATGAGGAAATATCTTGAACTAGCATTTATCTCTGTAATTAGCATAGCTGCTACGATTATTGTATTAGATAATAAACCAGCTGTAATTGATGGTGGAAATGCAGAATGCGGTTGTAGCACTGAAGATATTACAAATATGTATGAAAATTACATTGAAAAATGGAAAGCAGATGTTAAAATTGCTTTTGATAAAGCTGGTTCAGAGGTACTAAAAGAAGATAATCCAACTCCAGATATTATTGGACCTGATCCAGATCCCAAGAAATGCGCTTGCGGTGGATCTGGCTGGATTAAACAAGGAGATGGTCATAAAACAAAATGTCCATATCATGGAGAAGGTATGGCTGAAATAATCAAAGAAGGATTGTTAATCTATAGACATTAGGATTGGAGACATAATGGAAACAGAAATGATTTTAAGAGTAGCTGCAATTGTAGTAGCTTCTGTGTTACTATTTTCAAATATCAGCTGGTCGTATGTATTTGGAAAGGTTAAAAATATGTTTAATTTTAGTTTCTTGAAAAAGAAAAATGATGTAGTTATAGAAGTAGATGAGGTTGCTGATAAACCTTTTTTGGAAATAGTAGACCTATGGTACTCACTAAAAGAGAAATGTACAGAAGAAGGACTAGACCAAGCAGCAGAAAAATTAGATGAGGTTTTCCCGTTGTTCAATGCGGAGAAATAACATGTACAAAAATATAATAGCAGTAGGTTTGTTGTTATATAGTTTTTTTGGTGGAGGTTTGCTAGATTTACTTGACAAAATTCCTAAGCCTAATCCAGAACCACCTCCAGCAAAAATTTTAAATATAGATAAACCTCACGAAGATGTTATCAATAGGGTTGAAATATTTTCTGAACTTGTTACAGACCCGAGTGACAAAGCTAAGTTGGCTATTTTTAATTATGAATTTGCAGAAAGAGTTGTAGATTACAATGCTACCTCTCAGCAAGCAAACGACATTTATACTTTAGCTGGCAAGATGTTTTTTAAAGATACTTTAGTTGATAAATACGACGGTCTAGCAGAAGAAATAGTAAAACTCCTAAAAGAAATCATGGGAGATGATAATCATACTTTGAAAGAATTTGAAAAAGCAGAACTAAATGAGTATTTTATGGCTATAGCGTGGGTGTTAATACATGGGGGATAAATATGTCGCCAAAAGAAATAAATGTAAGTCTTAGGAATCTTTTCAATGGAAACGGAATAGAAGTTAAAGGATTTAAAGTTAAAGCAAAAAGTCCTTGCGTGGCAAACATAAATCATGCCAATAACACAACAATTATAAAGTTTGGTGAAAACCAACCTAGAGCAGAGATAACAAAACTTATCACATTCTATGCTTACATTGAACAGATAGTTTTTGGAGAAGAAGGTGGATCTGTAAAGTTAAGAAATTTTCCAGATTTTAGTTTTGGCTATGGTGATTCTGCTGATACCGTCAAGTTTTGCAATTTCGACAATGCTGATATTTATTCTGAGATAGAAGGAAAATATGCTAAAAAATCTTACAAAGATATTGCTAAAAAGTGCTTGCAATATTCAGAGCAATGGGCTACAATGTGTATGGGTAAAGGTGTTACTTTTGATAATGCTGATTATTTTGATAGATATACCTTAAAGGATCAATGTTATAATTTCGTATATGATAACGTTGTAGAAGACGCTGAGAAAAAGTATGGATCAATTATACTGACTTGGGTGTTTCTCTACGTTATATTACCTACAATTATTAGGTGGATTATAAACAGATTCTTAGATAAATTATTTGATACTTAAACACAACACGGAGTTAGTACATGTCGCTCAAATCACTGATGAGTTATACGTTCGTATCTAAATATGCGAGATGGTGTCCACAAAAGAAAAGAAGAGAAACGTGGGGGGAGTCAGTTGATAGAGTAAGACAAATGATGGTTGATAAATATGTTAATGAAGACTCTGATAAAGAAATTTTAAAGTCTATTGACAAAGCTTACGGTGACATGAAGAAGAAGAAAATTCTTGGGTCACAAAGAGCTTTACAGTTTGGTGGATCTCCAGTATTTAAACACAATGCTAGAATATATAACTGTATTGCATCATACATTGATAGAGTAAGATTCTTCCAAGAATGTATGTATTTGTTGCTGTGTGGATGCGGCACTGGATTCTCTGTTCAAAAACATCACATTGACAAACTACCAAACTTGATAAAAGAAAAAGATGGACAAAAGAAATTTATCATTGAAGATTCTATCGAGGGCTGGTCAGATGCTGTAGGTGTTCTTGTTTCTAGTTATTTTAAAGGTTGCAAATTATTTCCAGAATATAATGGAAAGAATGTAGCGTTTGACTACACGCATATTCGTCCTGCTGGATCATACTTAAAATCTAGTGGCGGTAAGGCTCCCGGCCCAGAGCCTCTTAAAAATGCTCTAAATCATATTAAGAAAGTTTTAGATAATGCTGTAAAGAATAATCAAAAAAAGATTACGCCTATTCAAGCATACGATATAGTAATGTATAGCGCAGACGCTGTAATCAGCGGTGGAGTTCGTCGTAGTGCTACAATCTGTGTTTTTTCTGCTGACGACGAAGAAATGGCAAAGGCTAAAACTGGTAACTGGTTTATAGAGAATCCGCAACGTGGACGTTCTAATAATTCTGCCCTACTGCTACGGAATGAAACGACAAAAGAACAATTCGCTACATTGATGGAGTCAGTTAAAGAGTTTGGTGAACCCGGATTCGTCTGGTCTGACTCAACAGAATTGATCGTCAACCCCTGCGTGGAAATTGGTATGTGGCCCGTAGACGAAACTACTGGTAAAACAGGATGGCAGGCGTGTAATTTATCTACAATTAACTGCGCTAAGGTAACAACAAAAAAAGAATTTTACGAAGCGTGTGCTTCTGCTGCTACTATTGGTACATTACAAGCTGGATTTGCTAGTTTCCCATATCTTGGAGAAGTGTCAGAAAGAATTATCAGTCGTGAGGCTTTGCTGGGAGTGTCAATGACGGGAGTTATGGAACAACATGAAATTTGTCTTGACCCAGAAGTGCAAAAAAGAGGCGCAGAAATTGTAAAAGAAACTAATGCCAAGCTAGCAGAACTGATTGGAATTAATAAAGCCGCTCGTACAACGTGTGTGAAGCCAGAAGGAACGTCAAGTTGTATTCTTGGCACATCATCTGGTATACATCCGCATCACGCAAAAAGATATATCCGTAGAGTTCAAGCAAACAAAATGGAGCCAATCTATCAATATTTTAGAACAATTAATCCTAGAGCGTGTGAAGAATCTGTATGGTCTAACAACGACTCAGATGACGTAGTATCATTCTGTGTAGAGGTTCCAGATGGTGCAAAAATTAAAAATCAAGTTGGTGCAGTAGATTTACTTGAGTATGTCAAAAGCACACAGCGAAATTGGGTTATAAGTGGTACTAACCCAAAGGAATGCACTCAACCTTGGCTAACACACAATGTTTCTAATACTATCAATGTAAAACCAGACGAGTGGGATGCTGTGACAGATTTTATATATAAACATCGTAAGTATTTCTGCGGTGTTTCATTGCTACCAATTGCTGGTGATAAAGACTATGCACAAGCGCCATTTACAACAGTATATCTACCAAGTGAACAGATACAACACTATGGAGACGCTGCAATGTTTGTTAGCGGCTTGATCGAAGTTGGTCTACAATTATATGATGATAATCTATGGGCAGCGTGTGATAGCTTGCTAGGTGTTGGTCAAAAGATTAAAGGTACAGAAAAGAAAGCATACTTAGAAAGATGTCAAAAATTTGCTGACAAATATATGGACGGTGATTTAAAGAAACTAACTTATTGCATGAAAGATGTTTACAATTGGCATGAATGGCTAGACATTAATCGTGAATATAAAGAGGTTGATTATACGAATGTTATTGAAGAACAAAACAATGTTAATCCAGTACAAGAAGTAGCTTGCGCTGGCGGTAAGTGTGATATAATTTAGGAGTTAATTATGGTTTTTGTATATGTTAAATTATTGAATGAAGACTCAGAAGCACCAACTAAAGCACACAGAGGTGATGCTGGCTATGATTTGTATGCATCTGAAGATACGGTCGTAGTCGGTAGGCAACGTACAACTATAAAGACAGGAGTTTCTTTTGACATGCCCGAGGGACTAGCTGGATTAATCTGGCCTCGCTCTGGACTGTCTGTAAAAAAAGGGATTGATGTTCTAGCTGGAGTCGTAGACGCTGGCTACAGAGGAGAGATCATGGTTTGTTTGTACAATACTTCTGACGAAGATGTAGAAATAAATCGTGGGGATAGAATCGCACAGATTATATTCCAAGAGGTTCCTCTAGTTTCTCTAATCGAATCAGAAGAATTAGAGACCTCGCAACGAGGGAGTAATGGTTTTGGCAGCACAGGCACATAACAATAGAAAAAAGCGTAAAGAACAAAAAGCAAGCAAACCTAACGTACTGGAGGCTAAAACTCAAAATCAAAAAAATTATATACGTTCAATCATAGAAAACGACGTAGTATTCTGTACTGGACCTTCCGGTAGCGGTAAATCCTTTATCGCCGCTGGAATCGCAGCACAAAAGATTTTAAAAGACGAGATAGACATGATAATTGTAACTCGTCCTTTGGTGTGTGCGGGTAAAGATATTGGATCTTTGCCGGGAGAATTGAACGAGAAAATTAAACCATACCTACAACCGATGGAGGAAAACTTACGTTACTTTTTAGGTAGAGATAAATTTGGTTATTATTATAATCAAAGAAGGATTAGATTTGAACCCCTAGAAACCATGAGAGGATCGACATTCCATGACTCGTATATGATATTAGATGAAGCTCAAAACTGTACACTGGAGCAGATTAAAATGTTTATTACGAGAATGGGAAATCACTCTAAAGTCCTTGTAAATGGTGATAATAAACAAACAGATATATATAAGTATACTGGATTAGAAACATGTATGCAAAAATTATCTAATGTTACGGGGGTCGGAATCTCTCAATTAGAGTATCATGATATACAGAGGAACGGAATTATAGGAGCAGTTTTATACGCATTAGAGTCTTAGAGTTCATGATGTTATTTAGTTTATTCTAGATTCAAATCATTACTCTAAGACCCAACCTAGTCCCGGTTAGGGTTTAAATAGTTACCTAATTAATTTTAGATTCACAGCTTCACCCTAGCCGGGGGATACAATTATGAAAATTACAGAAGAGAAAATCGCTAAAATAGTCCAACTATGTAGCGAAAAAATAAACGATCAGCACAGGCACGAAGCTACTAGCGGCTATGGTGAAGACTATACCGATGGTAGAATTGTAGGACAAGCTGCTCTTGCTAGAAGAATACTATTGATTATTAGAGGTGGCGATGTTATATGATTATGCATGTACAAATTGCGGTGAAACTTTAAAAGATGTTAAACAGTCTATTCATGACGACCCCCTAGAAACTTGCCCTTGTTGTGGTAAAAATACTCTAGAACGAGTAATATATGGAGGGCTAGGTTCTTTTATGACTGACTCCAGTACTATTGGAGGTCAAGCTGATAAGAATTGGTCTAGAATGGGTAGCTATCAAAAGTCAGAAATAGAATCTAAAAGTCAAGCTAATAAACAAGCGCAAGAAAAAAAGGAACAACGCAATAAAATAAATAAAATGACTCCAGAACAAAAAAGAAAGTATATTATTACAGGTGAATAAATGAAATATGTTGAAAAATATACGTCCAAGGACGATCAAAAAAACTCAGAGACAAAATCCTATAACGCTTTTGGGCAAAGTGTATCAAGTGAAGATGACACTGTATACGCAGAATACAAAGCTATCAATTTAGGAGAGAGGATGCAAAAGAAATTCTTTGTGCTTACATCAAACGGAACTTTGTTTGACCCTAGAGGCACAGATAGTCATAGAACTAATACGATTCGTAAAGAACTAAAATCAACTTCTAAACAAACATTTGACTATTATGTTAAATATTTGCAAACTAAAAACACTTTATTTATGAGGCGAGCAGAGAGGAGTTTTGTCAATGGCTAAAAAAGGACCGATTAGTAAAATTGAGGCTTTTTATATTGAAAATAACTACAGAGATAAAGATATAGCAGAAATTGCTGTAGATCTAGATAGATCAATCAAGTCTGTAGAGACCCATATTAAAAAGAATATTACTCATAAACCTAAGCAAACTACAATTACTGCTGGTGATCATATCCATCACCACCGTGGCTCAACAGTTATGACAGAAACAGCGTCAACTTTGGCAGATGAAAAGCGTCAAGTTGGTCCTAGAAAAAATAAGTCATGTGTAACAAAGATTAAGCCCGACTAATGAAATATATTATAGGTGAAGACAACTGGCGAAAAGCATACGCCAAAACGGAAGACAGAAGAAAAATATGGATTTACATACAAACTTCTGACGATAAAGATATATACTTAGATGATTATAGAAAGTGGCTAACATTTCAAGAATACTGTGATACAAATAATGTAACAATTAAAAATATAGGGTTGCGTTATAGGTCTCACTGTGTTAAAATGAATACAGAAGATGCTGAAGCAGTCTACTTGATTAAATCTTTAAAAGCAGAATTACAAGGTAAAACATTAGACTGTTATAACATTGGATTGTTAAATGATGGTAAAGTTGAAAAAACAATGTGGATTGTTCCAGCATTGGTGGTAGAATCTAAACATGTAGACGATTTTGAAGAATGTTTTGAAGAGGCTTTTGTATACAATGTCAGGCAGACCAAAACCATTTAGTAAAAATTATCAAAAGCAATGGTCAGAGACTCACAGGTATAAGCACCAGACAACTGGGGAGTACTGCACATCTGAAGCTTTTATTGCAGAATATTTAATTCTTAGGTGGACAGAAGAATTTAAGATGGAAAAACCATCATACAAGTTCTGGACCAAAGGCGATAAATATCATAGACCCTTCATGAAGAACATGAAAGCGGTTCAGTCTCTTCTAAAAAAATATGATCATGTAACTATTATAGCAGCAATCAGGTCTAAGCACTTTGAAAAAATATATCATATTGGATTAAACGCTGGTGGACCTAGAGGATGGAAGTATAATCCTGCCGCAATAGAAGCGATAAAAAGGTATGATAAAGAGTTCAAAGATTGGATGAAGGCAGCTGAAGAATCTACAAAAGTAGACGAGGCACAAGTCGAGTCAGAACAAAAGCAAGTAAAGACTAGGAAAAAACAATATTCTAATAAGAAAAGTTCTATAAACAAATTGAGGGATCTATGAGTAAGGTTAAGAAGAAAAAAGTATCTAATAAGTTTGACACAGATATTGTAAGCAACTCCGTTGTTAGCAAGTATGGAGATGTTGTAAGCACTGGTAGCGACGTTTTACAAACTATAAATAGCCTAGAAGTAATTGGTGTATCACCAGCATTAGACATTGCGTTGGGAGGTGGACTTAGAGAAGGATCTGTAGTTGTTATGACAGGCGATCCTAAGTCTGGTAAAACCACGACAGCATTACACTTCGCTGCCAAATGTCAGGCTAGAGGGAAACGTGTGATTTATCTAAACACAGAGGGTAGACTATCGAAGCAAAACTTTGATGGTATAAAAGGTTTAGATCCTGAAAATATTCTAATTGTACAATCCACAGACGACAAGATTCTTTCAGCAGAAGAATTTTTAAACATTACAGAATATTATATTAATAATGATCCGGGTTGTTTAATTATTGCAGATTCTCTTTCTAATATGGTTCCCCAGCAGGAGCTAGATGGAGAAGTTAGAACTGGTGTACGTAACGCGCTACCAAGGCTCCTGTCAATGTTTTTCAAACGTATCAGTGGCACACTGATGAAGAATAAAACAATTCTAGTTTGTATCACCCACAATATTGCAAATACTGGTGGATCACCTTATGCCCCAGCAAAGATGGCTGACTGTGGCAACATGCTACAATATCAAGCTGGCACTAACATGGTTATCACCCATCGTGGTCGCTGGCAAGTACCAAAAGACACTGGACCGCATGTAGGACAAATTGCTAATTGGAATATTAAAACATCGTGCGCTGGCGGTACTCCAAATAGTACAGCGGAAAGCTGGATTAGATATGGTATTGGATTAGACGAAGTTCAAGAGGTTGTACAGATAGCATGTGAGTTTAGATTAATTAAATCTGCTGGAGCTTGGTATACAATACAGTGTGCAGTAGACAACTTAGAAGATCCGGTGATACAAAAAATATTAACTGAAAATAAAATTTCAGAAAAAGAAGAAGACATTGAAAGGTTTTTTAAATTTCAGGGTGCAAATAATCTTGCAGAATTTCTTAACGAGAATGAAGATATTGCAACCTTTATATACGATAAAATAAAGGAATTGTTTTGAGTATAATAGACATACTAGAAATAACTGCTGGCGTACTGCTAGCTAGAATAATAATAGAGGGATTTAATGAAGGTTACAGGTATAAATGGCAAAGAATATGCTTGGAATTTAAACGGCTATTCTGTTGCCGCAAACGACAAAAGAAAAAGATCCAAGTTCCATATACGAGCGAGAGAACTTCTGAAAGAGATGTTTCATTCGTACCGTATTCTAGAGGAAGTTAAACTACCGGGAAGCACCGAATCACACAAAAAGGGTGTGTTATATTTAGATTTTTATATACCTCAAATTATGTTAGCAGTAGAGGTTCATGGACAACAACATTATGAATATACGCCATTCTTCCATAAGAATAAGGCAGATTTTGCTATCGCACAAGCTAAGGATGATGATAAAATAAGATGGTGTGAATTAAACAAAATTGATATAATAGTATTGAAGTATTCTGATACAGACGAACAGTGGAGAGATCAAATTGAAAACGGCGAATGAACAGTTAGCTGAATTAAGGGCAATGGTCGATGACTTTCTAAATGCTAGTCATGCTAGATTCCATAAGAAATTTAATGAAGAATGGATTACAGCTGCTGATGCTGACTCGGCCCTTTTAAGATCTTTAACTAAGGATGAGACTTTTGAATTTGCATATTTACTATACGGTTATGCTTCGCACGTACAAGATGAATTAAATATGCAGAAGATTGCCCTAGATTGGTGCAATGACAAGCTGGACAAGATGGTAGCAAAAAATTATCATCAATTTGACAACTACATGAAATATGAAACAAAAAGAAATATGATTGCTATAAATGATGAATATGCTAGAATTGTAGATCATTACAGAGAAATAGCATCATCTAGAGTACAATCGTTGGAATATAAAGCAAAAGATTTAAGACGTAAAGCAGATATACTATTAGAGAAAGGTAAAAGACTATGAGTATGGATGATTTTATCAAAACCCTAAACGAAGAACAGAAAGCTGCACTATTATCAGCTTTATCTGGAGAACAAAAAGCTGAAGAAGTAACTGAAACAGCAGAAGAAACAAATGATATCACAGATGATTTCCGTGTTGTTAAAAAATCTTCTCTTAGTTCAAATCGCCGCAGAGAACCCGTAAAAGCCAAGGGAAATACTTGGACAGACACTGGAGAGCATAGGGACGTACAGACTCCTAATGTGCAAAGAACTCCTAGAAATAGAGTTGCTCCTAAAAAAAAGAACGTAACGTGCAACGCATGTGGTAAAACATTTAAAGTAAATGCTAGTATTGTATATGGAGAATATTATAGATGTGATAGATGTGTAGGTAAATAATGCAAGAAAAACTTCTGGATGTCGGTGCAGAACGAGCAGTGCTAGCTGGTTTAATCCAGTACGGCATTGATGGTTACATAGCTATATCTGATTTCATTAATGATGATACGTTTGGTAATCATAACAATCAAATTATATACAAATGCGTCAAACATATTATTGATAATGATCAATCTGTAGACGTTGCTTCATTGCTTTCTGCCGCAGAACAATTAAAGTTTTCTGAAATTATAAATACTAAACAAGAACTAAAGTATATAAAGTCACTGTTTGATTTTCCAGTAGATAAGAATAACATTATAAAGTTTGCTGCTCAGATGAAAAAGTTTGAGTTTGCTCGTAAGATTAAAAAACTTACAAGTAAAGTCAACAAAGATATGGATGATGTCACTGGGTCAGAAACAATAAATGAAATCATACAAAAGCTAGAAGATCCTGTTACAGATTTTTTACGCGAGGATGATGGTGGCGAACATCCAGAAAAGATTGGTGAGGGAGTAGAAGATTATGTCAAATTTCTCGAAGAAAATCAATGCGATATCATTGGTATACCCACGGGGTTCGCTAAATACGATGAAGCCATTGGCGGTGGTCTTAGACGAAAATGCGTTGACCTTATATCTGCAAGACCAAAAGTTGGTAAGTCAGTATTCGCTGATAATGTTGCCCTTAATGTATCTTCCACCGGAGTCCCCGTCCTAGTATTAGATACGGAAATGTCAAAAGAGGATCATTTAAATAGACTTATTGCAAATATCAGCAAGGTTCCTATTAACGAAGTGTCTACAGGTAAATTTGCAGAAGATCCTGCTAAAATGGACAGTGTGCAAAAAGCTGTTGATCAGTTATCTAAAATACCATACAGTTATGCCACAGTTGCAGGAAAACCATTTGAACAGATACTTAACGTGATCAAGCGGTGGATCGTACAAGAAGTGAAGACAGATGAAACTGGTAAGACAAATGACTGCTTAATTATCTATGATTATCTAAAGCTGATGTCATCTAATTCTATTACAAACAATATACAGGAATATCAGGCTCTAGGTTTTCAAATAACTTCGCTCCATAATTTATGTGTTAAACTAGACATACCATGTCTATCTTTCGTGCAATTAAATCGAGATGGTATCACCAAAGAAAGCACCGATGCTGTAAGTGGCTCAGACCGATTGATATGGTTATGTACATCTTTTACAATTTTTAAAGCAAAGTCAACAGAGGAGGTAGCAGAAGATGGACCAACAGCCGGTAATAGAAAGTTAGTACCTATCGTATCTAGACATGGTGCTGGTATGGACGATGGTGATTATATTAACATGCAAATGCAGGGATCTCACGCAAAGCTGATAGAACTACAAACTAGAAATGAATTAAAGAATCAACCAGTTGGTGATACTGGATTAGTAAATAATAACTCTATGAAGAAATTAGCAAATGAACTTACAGCAGATCAAGAAGAAACTAAATGAAAATGCAGAGCTAGTTTTTAGCGAGCTAGGCATGAAATGCGAAGTATTTTCTGACAATATATATTCAACTTGTCCTGTCCATGAAGGCAGCGATAATCCTAGAGCGTTTTCTTTCTCTCCACAAAGAGGTATATGGAAATGCTGGACTAGGGATTGCCAAGAAGAACATAGAAATGATATGTTTGGTCTGATAGCAGGAGCTTTATCAGCGCAAGAGGGTAGAGATGTAGAGTTTAAAGAAGCACTGCAATGGGCGTGTAAGATTCTAAATATCAAACAGACATACTCTAAAACTGAGACAAAAACCGTAGAGGTAGAAGAAGACCCTATATATGAAACAATAAAAATACTAAAAGAAAAAGAAGTTACAAATATACACAAGCCAATAAATATTGATTATGATCTGTCAGTTCCTTCTGAATACTTTGTTTCTAGAGGCTTCAATAAAAAAACAATGCGGTATTTTGGTGTGGGAGATTGTTACGAAGAAGGTATAATGAAGGAAAGGGCAATCATACCAATACACAATGACGATGGTAAAGACATAGTAGGTATTATTGGCAGGTCTATGCGCGACTACAGAATGCCAAAGTTTTTATTTAATCCTAAAGGATTTGACAAAAGGTATTACTTTTATAACTACCACAGAGCTATAGAAAAAGCCAAAGAAACAGCATGTCTGTATATAGTAGAAGGGCAAGGAGATGTATGGAAACTTTACGAAGCTGGAGTGCTAAATGCTGTAAGCATATTTGGCAAAACAATTACCGAACAGCAAAAAAATAAGTTAATAAAATTACCCATAACCAATCTTATCATTCTAACAGATAATGACCAAGCAGGTAGAGAATCAAAAGTTCAAATACAAAGACAATTAAATAGATTATATAAACTAACTTTTCCAAAATTCTTGAACAAAGACATCGGTGAAATGAGCGTCAAGAAAATTAAGAAAGACATACTTAGTAAACTTAAGGGTACGTATTAATGGTAAAAATTATAGGGATCTCAGGCAGAAAGCAATCTGGAAAAAATACTGTGGCTAACTTTGTCAATGGTCACATACTTAAAAATCTAGATATGATTGAAGGCTTTACTATCAATGACACTGGACAGCTAGAAATAAAAACTTCTAATCAAGCGGGAGATAAAAACTGGGGTATATTTGATGTTACCCGCAAAGATTCTGCTTACGTTGAATATGCTGAAAGAGAACTTTGGCCCTATGTTAAAGTCTACCATTTTGCAGATTCGTTAAAAGAACTTGCAATTAATTTATTTGACGTTAACGCAACAGATATATACGGAAATAACGAACAAAAGAATAAAAAGATAAATATACTATGGGAAAATATGCCAGAGAATAAAGAAAATAAAACTGGCAAAATGACTATTAGGGAATTTCTACAGCATCTTGGCACAAGTATCATGAGGAAAATAAAAGATGATATATGGGTGAGTGCTATGCTTAAAAAGATAATATTTGAAGATTCAGAAATAGCACTTATACCGGATGTAAGATTTCCTAATGAAGTAAAAGCTATTAGAGAACATGGAGGATCTGTTATTAGACTAAATAGAAATGTGTTTAATGACGATCATCCGTGTGAGAATGCCCTAGACGAAAACGTTTTTGATTGGAGTAACTTTGATTACGTGATTGATAACAATAGTAGTGATATCAATAAATTAATGGACGATTTAGAAAATATAAAACACCTCTGGAGTCATCAACATGTTAGTAACTTACGTTAGATCTTCTAGCTATAATAACTACGCTTACTGCGAGATGCAATATTTTATGACCTATGTGTTAGGTTATCAATCTAAAAGTGGTAAAAAAGCTGATATGGGTACAATGGTCCACAAAGTCATGGAAGTATTAGCTGGATTAAAAAAATATCACCAAGATAGCCCAAGAGCTAGAATATTACGAGTTGATGATGACGCAATTGGTAAATTTAAATGCCCAAGAACAGAACTAAATACAGACGAGCTAGTAAATAAACTTATAGATCTTAGTATAGATTCTTATGCAGAAAAGTCTCCACATGTTTTCAATACAAAAGACAGGCAAGAAATAGCAAAAACCGCTTGGTGTTTTTTGACCCACGGAGATGGTCAGTTTGATCCAAGGAAAAGAAACATACATTTCCCTGAACCACATTTCGACATTCCCATAGAAG